ACCCCACAGGTGGTCTTACTGCTTCTGGTCGTAGAAAATACAACCGAGCAACAGGTGGAAACTTGCAAGCTCCTGTTCGCAAAACGACAGGTCTTTCTCCTAGACAGAAAGCAAGAAGAAAATCTTTTTGTGCAAGAATGTCGAAAGTAAAAGGACCATTAAAAAAAGATGGCAAGCTAACTCGCAAAGCTCTTGCATTACGCAAATGGAATTGTGGGTCTGTAAAAACTTAACAGAGTAGAAATCTAAATATCCTTGTGCCTGATGCGTCAGATACCACTTGAGAGAAAGGATTGAAACGAAGTTAGTTACTCAAATTTGTAAATTTTATCAAGGAGTTTTCCTATGGCTAACGCCACAGTATCTCGTCTTGGTTTGGTCAACAATACAGGAACATCATTTGATGCCCTGTTTTTAAAGGTATTCTCTGGGGAAGTGCTAACTGCGTTTGCCAGAAACAATATCTTTAACGAGCAACTTCATTCAGTTCGTACTATCACAAGTGGTAAGTCAGCACAGTTTCCTGTTCTTGGAACTGCTACTGCTGCATACCATACAGTAGGAACTCCTCTTGTTGGTGCTAACCAAATCAAGGCAAATGAAAAGATTATCAACATTGATGATCTTCTAATTGCACAGAGTTTCATTGCTAACATTGATGAACTCAAGAATCATTATGACGTAAGAGCTACTTACGCTGATGAATTAGGTAAGGCACTTGCTAGAACCTATGACCAGAACGTAGCCAAGCAGATTGCAAACGCTTCCAGAGCTTCTACTAACCTTAGTGGTGGTAATGGTGGCCTTGTATTAACACTTGCTAATGGTAATACAGCTTCAGCAAACGTCACAGGTGATGAGATAGCAGCAGCTATCTATGACATTGCACAGACATTTGATGAAAGAGACATTCCTCCAACAGATCGTTTCTGTGTATTACCACCTGCTGAGTACTACAAACTTGCTGAGTCTGCTACAAGAACTGTAGACGTTGACTTCAACCCACAGGGTAATGGTTCGTTTGCTTCTGGTAAGGTACAACAAGTTGCTGGCATCCCAATTATGATGTCTAACAACGTACCTCAGACTAACGTATCTTCTAACCCAAGTGGTGCGAACAACACTTACTCAGGTGACGATAGTAAAACTATTGGTCTTGTCTTCCACAAGTCTGCTGTTGGTACAGTAAAACTTATGGATATGACAACTGAGATCTCTGGTTCTGACTACGGAATTATGTATCAAGGTACATTAATGGTTGCTAAGTATGCTCTTGGTCATGGAATCCTAAGACCAGAATGTGCAGCTACTATTAAGCTATCTGCTTCTTAATTTCAATTTATAGGGTATCTTATTATTAGATACCCTTTTTTTATACCCATGTATCATTCATCAAAGAAGAAAAAGAAAAAGAAAAAAGGTGGGAGGGATTCACTCAAAATAAAAAAGTACTAAACAATGACTGTAGCTGCAACCACCGAGCTTGAATCAATCAACATTATGCTTGCTGCAATAGGAGAAGCACCTGTTAACTCTTTAACTGGCACGTTACCTGTTGATGTAAAGATAGCTCAAACTACTTTGACAGAAGTAAACAAAGAAGTTCAATCAGAAGGTTGGTCTTTTAATACTGAAATAGATGTAACTCTTACAAGAGATGGGTCTAATCAAATTAATTTACCTGCTAATGTTTTAAGAGTAGATGCAAACATACATCAACACCCAACGCTAGACCCTATACAACGTGGGCTAAAGCTATATGATAGACAGAATAATAAATATGAATTTGATGAAGACTTGATTTGTACTGTTGTTTATTTTAGAGAGTTTGATGAAATACCAGAACAGGCAAGAAGGTATATGACTATTAAAGCTGCAAGAATATTTGTAGATAGACTTGTCGGTGATGATGGTTTAAGAACTTATACGCAACAAGATGAAACAAGAGCAAGAGTTATACTTACAGAAACAGATTATGCAAATGCAGATCACAACTTACTAAGAGGTGACCCTTCTCTTACCAGTATCTTTGATACTTACAATCCTTCTAGTGCTTTAATTAGATAACTATGGCTGTCATATCAAGAGCTATACCTACATTATTGAGAGGTATATCACAATCTTCTGATGCCTTGAAACAGCCAGATCATGCTGATATACAAGACAATGCTGATAGTAACCCTGTTCTTGGTCTTACAAAACGAAGCGGTTTTCAATATGTAACAGCTTTATCTTCTTCAACTCTTGGAAATGTTCACATACAAACTATAAATAGAGATGCGAATGAAAGATATGTAGCAATATTTAGTAATGGCAATGTAAAAGTTTATGAGTTAGATGGGACAGAGAAGACTGTAAACAAGCCTGATGGTACTGCCTACCTAAATACTTCTACACCTAGAAGTGTAATCAAAACAGTTACTATTGCTGACTTTACTTTTGTTGTTAATACCAGTATTACAGCAGCTATGGACTCGACACTTAGCGGTGGTACTGGTACAAAAGCAATCATATTTATTAATCAGGCAACAGCAAATACAACGTATTCTGTAACGATAGATGGAGTGACAGTTACAGATAACACTTCTGGCGATTCAACACTTAGTACGGACACAGTAGCTGCTGACCTAAAAACTGGTCTTGATTCTGGTCTTACTGGTTTTACTATTGTTCGTAATGGTCCTGTTTTATACGTAAGAAAGAATGATAATTCTAATTTTTCTATAGATGGTAGTGATACACAAGGCGATACAAAGATGACAATAATAAAAGATTCAGTACAAAGATTTACTGATCTGCCTACTGTATCTCCACATGGTTATGTAGTTGAAGTTAAAGGAGATGAAGATACTAATTTTGATAATTACTATGTAAAGTTTGTTGGCAATAATACTACAACTGATGGGGTGGTAGAAGAAGGACAATGGGAAGAAACTGTAGAAGCAGGTATTCAGTTCAAATTTGATTATGCAACAATGCCACACGTTCTTGTACGTCAAGCTGATGGTAATTTTAGATTTGCAAAAGTAGATGGTGATAGCTATACATTATCAGGAGTGACTTATACCTTGCCTAAATGGGGTGAACGTACTGTTGGAGATATAGTATCAGCACCTAATCCTTCGTTTATTGGTAATAAAATTAATAATGTATTTTTCTTTAGAAATAGACTTGGGTTTCTTGCAGGGGATAATGTAATTCTTTCAAGGGTATCAGAATTTTTTAACTTCTTTCCAGAAACAGTTATATCTGTTTTAGATAGTGAACCTATAGATGTAGCTGCTTCTCATACAAAAGTTGCAATCTTAAAAAGTGCAGTCACTATGGGAGAAAAACTTATATTATTTTCTGAACAAACGCAGTTTGTGTTAACCAGTTCAGCAGACAACCTTACTCCTAAAACAGCTAACGTAATAGTTGCAACTGAATTTGAAAGTAGTGCAGCAGCACAACCTGTAGGTTCTGGTAGTTCTATTTATTTTCTTACTGAAAAAGGTTCGTTTGCAGGTATTAGAGAATATATTATTCAAGGAGAATCACAGATAAGAGATGCAGCAAACGTCACCATTCATGTACCAAGGCTTATACCAACTAATGTTTTTAAGATGGCAGTATCTACTAACCAAGATATTCTTGTGGTTTTAGGTTCAGACAATCCTAATAAATTGTATGTGTATAGATGGTTGTATGGAGGAGATGGACAAAAAGCTTTAAGTGCTTGGTTTACATATACTATCAATACAAACAGGTCTATCTTGAATGTTGATTTTATTGGTACAGATTTGTTTGCTGTCATAGAAGAAGCCAATAAAGTAACACTAGAAAAAATACCATTTGAAACTGAATTTAGAGAACCTAATGCTAATTTTGAATATCATCTTGACCACAAGGTCACTGAAGCAACAACAGGAGTATCAGTATCTTATAACTCTGGTACTGGTCTATCTACTTTTACAGTTCCATATAGACTTCGAGCAAACATGAATATTGTCGGTAGATACTTAGGTACAGGAGAGACAAGTACATTTGTAGATGCTCAAGGCAATACAAAAACTCTTGTATCAGGACAAGTGCTCTCAACTACAAATCTTACAAATGGTTCTACTTCTACCATTACAGCAACAGGAGATTTTAGAAATAGTAAATTTATTATTGGAGAACCTTATGAAATGCACTATAGATTTAGTAAACAAAGATTAACAGAACAAGGTGCAGGTTCTCCTGAGTATGTAGGTGGTAGATTACAAATACATCATTTCTACATTAAGTATGAAGATGCAGGGTTTTTTAAAGTAGAAGTAACACCTGAGAATAGAGATACTTCGATTCATAAATTTACTGGTCGTTTGCTTGGTTCTGCTTCTGCTTCTATTGGACAGATAAATTTAGATACAGGTACATTCAAAGTACCAATAATGAGTAAGTCTGACAGAGTAGATATAGATATAAAAAATGATACATTTCTTCCTACACGTTTAGCTAGTGCAGAATTTGAAGGAGTATTTCATATAAGGAGTAGAAGAATATAATGGGATATTTAAGAAAGTCAAACCTCAAAGATTTTAAATATGTAGTAGATAACATGAGAGTCATGGACAAGATTGAAGCTTTATATCAAACAGGTATGAGTCCAGAAGATGCTCTTAGTCTTACCTTCTTAGGTAGTAAGACTAATATGACTATTGCTGACGATGAAGGACAACCTATAGGTTTATGTGGAGTACAGAAAGATGGTTGTATATGGTGCGTTGCTACAGATGATTTGTTTGATAATAAAAAATATAGAATACAATTAATACGACAAGGCAGAAAATGGGTTGATAATCTACTTGAGTCTTATAAAATACTTTATAATTATGTATATGCAGAAAACACTTCTGCTATAAAATGGTTAAAAGCTCTTGGGTTTACATTTGTAAAACTACATGAGAGTTATGGTTATCAAAAAAAACCTTTCTACGAATTTCTGAGGATTGCCTAGATGTGTGTTGGTGCTGCATTATTAGGAGCAGGTGCAAGTACAAGTGCAGTTGCAGCATTTAATATAGGCTTGGGTCTTACTGTAGCCAATGCTTTTGTTGGTAGGGCTGCTGCACAGCAAAGGGCAGGACAAATATATAACCAAGCATTATTAGCCAACCAATCAGCAGAAGCAGATAAAAGACAAAAACAATTAGCTCTTTCAGAAAGAAAAGCAGAAGAAGAAAAGTTTGCAGCACAAGACAAATTTGCAAAAACTATTGATGCTTTGCAAGCAAAATCATCTATAGTAGCATCAGAGCAAGCAGGTACAACTATAGGATTATTATTAATGGACCAAGATAGACAAGCTGCTAACTATAGAGAAAAAGTAAATCAAAGTATAGAATCAATGCAAAGACAATATTTATTTAATATTCAACAGACAGAATCACAATTTGAAAGCAGAAGAAATCAACTACAAAGTAATATCAATGAAGCTTATAATGCCATACCAACTCTAGGTCAGACTTTATTAAATATCGGCACTCAAGGTGTTGGTATGTACCTTAATGCACTTCCAGCTTAATTATGGTTTTACAAGTAGGCACTACACAATTTCAAAGTACAGCAGGGCAAAGTTCTAGAAGTCCTGTAGAAACTTTTGTTGAACCTGTAAATGTTTTACCTAAAACTGGTTTGATGGATTTAGCTGAAACCTTATCAGACATCAACCCTACACTACAAAGATTTGTTAACTTTCAAATTGATAAAGCAAAACAGGAAGGTGTACTAGAAGGGCAGAATCTACTTTTAGGTGCTGATGATAAAGAAATTACACAGATAAAAAAAGAATTATCTGAAAAAAAAGGCAACAGAATAATGAGAAATTTTGTTGGTGGGAATATATATATAGAGTATGGAATAGAAAAACAACTTGCTATGAATTTAGGAAACATAGCAGAAGGTAAGACTAATCAATTCTTTGCAAATCATATTGTTCAAGTACCAAATAAAGAAGGTGGTACTACTGCTATACCTTTATCTCAATTTGATGTTAATTCTAAGGAGTTTCAAAGTGCAATAAACGAATTTAAAGAGACTCAATTATTAGATACAAAAGGAATAAGACCACAACTTTTAAATCAATTTTTCTTTCCACAACAAAATGCAGCTTTACGCAAAGCAATAACTAAACAGGTAGAAGCAAAAGCAGATGCAAACATAAAAAATTATACAAGTATGCTTACAGACAGTTCGTTATTATATTTTCGTAATATTGATAAATACAATGAAAATATTGAAAACAATATTATTGATGCAGATTTCCAAGATGGAGAAAGCTACGCATTATCTTTACTTCAAAATGATACAGACTATACATATAGATTAGGTTTGTCAGAGGTTGTTTCTCCATCAGGCATGATTGAGATAATTAAAAAGAATGGTTATAGAATTTTAAATGATTTTGAAAAAGGTAATATTTCTTGGGTAGAAGCTCAATCTGAGTTAGACGATTATATAGATTTTATGTCAGGAGTTACAGTAGGACCAGTTGGTACTACAAAAAAAGGATTACCAGTACAAAAAACACTAGGAGAGTTTTTAGATCAAGATGATAGTATCTTGGAACTTAAGAAAGAAATATATGAAAAGATAAAAGATGCAAACGAAGAAGAACAAGACCTTACAAATCTATTGAATAAAAAAGACATAACAGAAACTTTAGGTACTATGGATTGGACTTCTATGAATCAGACAACGTATGTCAATAATGTCAAAACTCTCAAAGCTTTAATTGCAAAACACCCAGATTTAAAACAATTTATTGTTCAAGAATATAATTTAAGAAATGATAATGTTGATCTTTGGTTTGATAGATTTATAAGAGACTATAACAATGGTAAGTTTGGCGATAAAGATAAAGCAAGAGTAAGGCTTGATAGTTTTATGGCTGTACTAGGCTCTACTGTAACTGATGAAGATAGAACACGATACAAAGACGCTTTAAAATTACTTAATAAAGAAAGCCCTCAAGGTGTGTTGTCTTCATACCCAGAGTTTGCAACTGAACTTCAAAACATGAAAGAAGCTTTGAGAGAAGATAACAAGTCTGGATATACAGTAGTAAAAGTTGGTTATACAAATGCTTTCAATGATCTTTCAAAACGATATAGAGTTAAAATTGATAAATGGGCTATGACAGATTATGCAACTCAAAAAGAAAAAGATGAAGCAAAAGATGAAATTATTAAATTTATAAAAGAAGAAACATACAATATATTAACTAACAATTACAAATTTGCTGATCCTTTACTTGAAAAACTATTTAATTATTCTAATAATAAAAGTCCAGTAAAAGATAATCAGAAGTTAAAAAATTTAAAACAACTAGCAGAAGGTGGTCCTGTTAAAAAAGATGAACCTGTAATTGTTGGAGAAGAAGGTAAAGAAGTTTTTGTACCAAAAAGTGATGGTAAAATAGTATCCAATGAAGTGATACAAAATTCAAATCAAGAAGCTTCTAAAGAAACAGAACAAGAAACTATTTATGAAGTACAAAGTGGAGATACTTTAAGTTCTATTGCTGATAAGTTTGAAGGTGTAAATTATTTAAATATTGCTGAATTAAATAATTTAGATACTGAAGAAAAACAAAATAATATTAGTGTTGGTCAAAAATTTAAAATACCAAAAATAACAATACAAAAATCTAAAGGAGAAATTACACCACTTATAGAAACAAAAACAAATTTATGGAAAGGATTTAATGGTGCTACTGCTTATGGAAGTGGAGATAGAAAAGTTGAATTAGAAAAAGATACTAAATATATTAAAACTGTTATAGATCATGCTTATGCAGATAGCTCAACTCCTGAGATACAACAAGAAGCTACAAAAATATATTCTGAATTATTTTATAGCAATAAGCCAGAAGACATCAAAACAAAAAATGCAATAGTTAATATGGTTTTAACAGAAGCTACTTTAAGTAGTCCAGAAGATATAGCAGGTGTAGTTCAAAGTGTATTTATGAGAGTGGCTAGAGCAAGATTAAATACTATTGACAGAGATCGTTTTAAAGAAAATATAATAGAAGAATTAACTAGAAAAGAATTAAATAATAAAGGTATATTAGTACCTATGTATCAAGGAATAGAAAACTTTACAGTAGAACAAATTACATCTAACAAACCTGTTAAAGAAAGTCAGGAGACTTATAATAAAATCTTTAGTATGTTATGGGAAGATACTTCTCAAAAAGATAAGTAATGACTTTTACACCAGCAAACAACGACATAGGTTTTGAAAACGAAGAGAAGCCTACTGTTGATATAGGTTTTGAAAATGAAGAGAAATCTACTGTTGATATGAATATAGACCAGAAACTTCAAGAAGTAGGATATGAAGATGAAACAACTGTTGATACAACAGAAGAACAGCAGCCAGAAGTTGAGTTTGAAAATGTCTTTGATAATAAAAAAATATTTAATATGGATAAAAGTTGGATAGATTGGGATACAGAATATAACTTTAGTGATTACACAAATACTTTTTTACAAGATGGAGA